CGACGCTCTTCCGATCTGAGTGGTATTTCATTTCAACTTCGATAGTCAGTTGCGCCTTGGACAGGTACATACGTGTCACTTGGGCCTCGCTCGCTGTCGCTCGCTCGGCTCTGTGAGGCTATGTTAGCTTTGCTCTGTGAGGCTATGTGAACATTTACCATGTGAGATTGTGTACTTGTCATTGTTGACTTGTGAACTAAAAAAGGTGTTGACATTTGTCACTAAACGGTACGACATTTGTTAGAACACTTGTTCGTTTTTAAATTTGTTCTAACTGAGAATGGTTCTCATTTGAGAATGGTTCTCATTTGAGAGATGTTCAATAAAAATGCCACCCACGTTACGAACATCCGTTCTGTAACTAGAGTGGCAATATATCATTGACAAGTGGTACATTAAAGCGGTCTGCAATTTACCAACATACTAGTTAGCGTATTTTTCAACGTTGCTTTCTAACTGTACACATTAATGTTAGCACTTGGTGATACCTTAATAGGAAAGTGAAGCAAGAACCGCTTCTTTGCACATCATGTCTTTAAATCTCAGACATCCTCTTTCAAAATAAAATCGCAGGTTGGTTAGAATTAAGTCATTCTTTTTTAGCATGACATAGTTAATATTGTGGTCATCGGTTGTGACTGTTATTTTGATAGGACAGGAGTTATCTGGTTTATCATCACAGAATATAATACCAGAATCAGCATATTCCTTAATGCCATACATTCTGTCCTTGTATTTAAGAGTGAACACATATCTCCCTCTCCCACTTGGTTTATCAATAAAAGCTTTGCTGTCGTTAAGGTACACACCTTGGCTAGAATATGCAACGTATTTGTCACTTGAAAAAGCCTTATTGAAACCACTCTGTTTTTGTGCAATAGATGCGGTATCAATGAATCCTTGTTCTAGTACGAACCCGTTACCTCTTAAAAAGTTTGTATCTTCTTTTAATCTAGCAGAGATACCCATGGCTGTATAGTAAGGGTTAATAATAGATACAGTGTTACCACACATAAATACTGGAACATATCTAATTTGTTTTCCCTGTCCTCTTGCAACACTTGTGTGTACGCTCAAAAACTTCTTTATTTCATCTGTACAGTAGTGGTTTGTTTCACTCTGGAATTCATCAAACATCATTTGTTGAACGTCTGAAAAAAGGTGGCTGTATCGCTTTAATGCATCAGCATTATTAAGTGAGAACGCATAACCACACGGTTCTTCATTCAAGAACAGTTCATGAAAAATACCAGAGGCACGTCTTTTGCTTGTCATTTCATATCCTCTAAAGAATAATGAACCTACATCTTTGAAGAACTTGTCTGCTATTTCGTCCAGTTCATAGTTATATCTATATACAATGGCGAATTTTTCACCCCTTTTAAGAAATCTGTTTACTAACAGCCTGCTAAAATAAGTTGTCTTTCCGCCTGTTCTATTGGTTGTTACCATATAAATTTCTGGTTTGTTACCATTGACGTCAAGCATGCTCAAAAGCTTTGTTCCATCATAGTATTTATTCATTGTGTATGTCACCTACTTTCTCTATATATTGTATCATACATCTTGACAAAAATCAATATATAGTATATAATATTTTAGATGAAAAGGTGGTGAAAAGAATGGATGTAAACGCTATTTTACAGGCAGTAGGTACATTAGGTTTTCCGATTGTATGTGCTATTGCTATGGCTTGGTATGTCAAGTATACGACAGACCGAAACAGGGAAGATATTGACAAGCTTAACGCACAGCATCAGCAGGAAATGAAAGAAGTAACAACAGCACTAAATAACAACACGTTAGCACTCCAGAAACTTTCAGACGTTATTGGTAAAGAGGATGGGCACTAGTATGAAAACAGTAATTCTCAATTCAAAAGGCACGTCTGTATATACACTGCAAGCTATCTTGCGCTCACAAGGTTTCGTTGGACAAGATGGAAAACCATTGTCAATAGATGGCAATGCAGGAAATAACACAATTTTTGCAATCAATTCATATCAGAGCATGATGCGAGCTTATGGCATTGAATGTGGAACAAATGGTCATAATGATTCTTCATGTGGCTCAAAAATGTGGGAGTCCTTGTTAGGTGGTGATTGCTAATGGCTTTTACGCCTAGACTTACATCAGCAGGTATGCAAGGGTCAAAATACTGGTACAGTGATAATCCATTTTATCAAGCAAATCTTGGCCCACAACAGACAGGCGGTAACTGTACATGGTACGCGTGGGGAAGATTTTACGAGATTATCGGCCGTTATCCGTCAGGCTTATCAACTTCAAACGCAACTAATTGGTACTCACGTACAACAGGTTTTTCAAAAGGAAAAGAACCAAAGTTAGGTGCTATTGCTTGTTATGGCTATAACAATGGCGGTGCAGGGCACGTTGCAGTTGTTGAACAAATAACATCAGATGGTATTGTAACGTCAAACAGTGGTTGGTCATCTGGAAAGTATTTTTGGACTGAGAAAGCAAAAAAGATCAACGGATATTGTCCGGATTGGATGAATGGTTATCTACAAGGTTTTATCTATGCTGATGTTGATACTGGTTCTATTCCAGATCCAACTGATTTGCACTGGCAATCTATTCCAGATTGGTTAGATAGTTATACATCAGAAAAATCAGCAAACAATGCGTATTGCGTTGCAAGCTATTTACTTACAAAAGGTTGGTCATTAAATGGCGTTTGTGCATTGCTTGGTAATGCTACAATGGAATCTTTTATAAGTGCAGACCTCTTTGAAAAAGGTGTTGCAGAAGATGAAAGAGGATATGGCCTAGTACAGTGGACGCCTGCTGTTGAAACCATTATTCCTTATTTGAATCAAAACTATCCAGACTGGCAAACAAATCTCGATAATAATGGTTACGGACAGTGTCAGCGATTGGATGATGAACGACATAACAACCCACAGGAGTGGTATCCGAACTTTCCATCAGTACCAACAGAGTTTAGAACGTATCAGACAATGGATGCTTTTTGCACTGCAACAGATGATGTTGGACATATGGCAAAATGCTTTTTGTACTGTTATGAAAGACCTGCTGACCCATCAGCAACCATCGAAAAACGTGCAGAGTACGCAAGATACTACTTTAATTTGTTACAAGGTTTTAACCCATCTTTGCCAACGGGTAAAGGAATTAAGCGCAGGATGCCAATATGGATGTATCCAAAATTAAGAAAGAGGTGATAACATGAAACGGGCAACAAAAGACGCATTATTAGCATTTGTTGGAGATAGAACAGATGATGAAGCTATCAGCATTTTGGAAACAATCAATGATGATGGTATTGATGATGGTGAGGACTGGCATCAGAAGTACGTTGACAATGACAAGGAATGGCGAGAAAGATATACAGCGAGATTCAAAGAGGGTGGTACGCCACAGCCAACAGTACCACCAGAACCAGAACCAGACCTCGAGGATGAAATGAAAAAATTAACTATTGATACCATATTATATGGTGATAATAAATAAAGGAGTGATTTTTATATGCCAACTAAACCGAGAATTACGACTAATACAAATATTTCCGCGGATGTTGTAAACGCTATCAAAAATAGTGCGTCAAACAACTATCGTGAGAATGTACCTTACGCAACACCAGATGCAGATTCACTTCGTGGTATTGGCGCTATCTTAATGAATAATCCTGCATTAATGAATGAGTTTATTAACACTCTTGTCAACAGGATTGCCTTTGCAAGAATTGCCAGTAGAATGTACACTAACCCGTTAAGAACGCTGAAAAAAGGCGTCATTGACACAGGTGAAACAATTGAAGATATTTTTGTAAATATTGCGAATGTATATCAGTATGAAGAAGTAAGAGGTTCTGATAATGGTGCAGGTAACACATTTAAGCGATTTGACAACGATGTGAGAGTTGCTTTCTATGTGATGAATTCACAGTTGACTTACCCCGTTACAGTTAACCGTGCGATGCTCAAAAATGCTTTCAATTCTTGGGCAGGTATGGATGAACTTGTCAGTGGTATCATTCAGTCAGTTTACAGTGCGGCGGCTTACGATGAATTCAACATTACAAAATACATGATTGGTCAGCATATTCTCAAAGGAAAACTTACTTACTACACATTCACAGGTGGTCATTATCTCGAAGCGGCTACACAGCTTAGAAAAGCTTCAAATGATATGTCATTTATGACAGACAAGCTTTCTATTGCAGGTGTTAAAACATTTACAGAGAATGATAGAAAAGTTATCCTTATCAACACCAACTATGACGCAAACATTGATACAAATGTTCTCGCAGGTGCTTTCAACCTTCCATACGCAGATTATTTGAACAGAAGAATCCTTATTGATTCACTTGGCACACTTGACGTTGAGAGACTCAACAAGATTTTTGCAAATGACCCTACATATGAAGAACCATCAGCAGATGACATGGCTTTTCTTGATAACATTGCAGGTGTTATCTTGGATGAAGATTTTGTTCAGATTTATGACAACGTTTTTGAAATGCGTGATATGCCGAACCCTGTTTCACTTGACCACAACTATTTCTTGCACATGTGGCAGACTTACGCAGTATCACCTTTTGCAAATGTTGTATGTTGTATTCCTGCTGAATCTGTACCTGTACAGACAGCTGACAACACAACAATCACACCGTCAGCAGTCGCAGTTACGGGTAAACTTGGTAAAGATGGAACAGCAACAGGTATTCTTACTGCAACAGTTTCAACAGTAACAGGTGGTACAGAATCAGTTAAGTGGACTAAAACAGGTGGTTCAGCTACAGGCACAGTTGCTTCAAATGGTGTTTGGAAAGCAGAGACAACAGGCACGTTGAAAGCAAAAGCAAGCATCGGTGCAATCGAATCTGCTGAGGTAACTATTACAGTTTCTTAAATAGGAGAGTGACTTAATGAGCTATATTGCACCAGATACAGACGTATATTTGCTTGCTAATGTTGAATGTGATAAAAGTTACGATAATGTTAAATATTTTGCAACTAAAAATGCACAGCATACTTATATGTCGAGTAAAATCGTTAAGTCATTTACTAACCAGAGTTACGGACGTGTCAACAGAGGCACGTTCCGTCTCTTCTGCAAAGCAGATGACGTTTACCAATGCAACTATTTAATGTTTCAAAATACAGCTTTTGGAAACAAGTGGTTTTATGCTTTTATTAATAGCATTGAGTATGTTTCTAATAACACTTGTGAAGTAAGTTTTACTATTGATTTATTCCAGACGTGGTTTCTGGATTGCACAGTCGGACAATGCTTTGTTGAGCGTGAACACGTTACTGATGATAGTATCGGCGCACACACTCTAAATGAGGATGTGCCTACTGGTGAAATGATTACAGCAATCGAAGAACAATTGACAGAATTTTCAAAGCAGTACACTTTCGGTGTAGAAATCTGTATCAGTGATACACAGTTAAGTGGAATAGCTAATCAGCCAACATGGTTTGACAAGCCTGTTTTGGGTGGTATTTTTCAAGGTTCTAAAATTGGTACTACAGATAACAGCGATGACTTATTAACGTTTCTGAACAATGTCATTTTAGCAGGATATCAGTCAACAATTATACAGATTTTCACAATTCCTAAAATATTTGAGCCACATGGGACAGACTCAAGAGTGCAGACAACAAAGGAATTACCTGCTTTACCAACAAAATTCGGAAGTTATACACCTTTAAACAACAGGTTATATTCTTCGCCTTTTGTTGATTATGTTGTTTATTCCCCAACTGGTGACAAGATGGTTTTACATCCAGAATTGTTTAGTGACTATGAACACAGAATATTAACTTTTTCTGGTAATCAAAGTGTAACGCCGCAAATAATGTGTGTTCCAACCAATTACAAAATAACAGGTGGAACGAATAAAACTGAGGGTTATACGCTTAATTATGGCATAAAAGGATCATTTTTATATGACGCATATCAGGCCGAAATTGCGTCATATGGTGTTGGCCAGATTGGTGGAAATATTCTTAAATGGACGCCTAGACTTCTTTCAAGTGCAGGCAGTGCGGCTCAAAGTATATCGCCTGTCATCGGAGCAGAAGCATTGACGTATGGTAATGTTTCATCTGCTTTATCTGGTGTTGGTAGTATTGTTGGAACTATTGGTGATGTTCTTAAAGAAACGCATGACACATCAGAATTAAGTGGTGCTTCTGGTGGTTCTGTTCTTTGGTCACAACAGATACTAGACACTTTTGTACAGGTTCGTCAAGTAAGGGAAGAGTATGCACGAATAGCTGATAATTATTTCAGTATGTTTGGATATAAGGTATGCAGATTGAAAGTTCCAAACATTGCCACTAGACCATCATGGAATTTTGTAAAGTGTTCTACTGTTGCTATAACAGGAGCAATTCCTACTGATGCTGAAGAATTAATCATGAGTGTTCTCAAAAAGGGTGTAACATTCTGGAAAACAACCTTTGGAAACTACTCAGCAAATAATAAATAAAGGTGGTGATTAAAATGGGCAGAAGTAGAAGTAAACGAAGATTTTTTCAAAAGGGATATTCTTCTGACATACAATATAACCATTGGCTGATGAAGTTTGCGAGTAATGCTGTTGCCTCTTATCGTGTAGAAGGATTACCAGAAGAAATAGATTCAAGATGGTTAGCGCTAAAGCTCTTTGAACTTGGTTCTATTGCTTTCTTTTACGATTCGGAGGCAGGTGAGTATGCTTGTATGCAGTATTCGTGTCTTGGCACATATGACTGTTATGGTAATCCGACAAAAATACGTGTTTGGAATCCTTGGACAGGATATCAGAGGGAGCTAAACAAAGACGAGTTTGTTATCATATGGGATAACATGCTTAGAACAAATATGTACAATGCTTACATTGAATTGGCATACAGGTTGTGGAGAATTGACGGTACAATAGACACAAACTGTGTAGCGCAGAAAACACCTGTTATTGTACAATGCTCGGAAAATGAGCGATTGACGTTTAAAAATCTTATTGCAGGTGTTGACGCCGACAATCCATACTTAGCGGTTGGCGATAATATTTCATTAAAAGACATTAAAGCGTTACAGCTTGGCGCACCATTTGTAGCACCAGAGTTAATGGAAGTACAGCAGACACTTTATAACAGAGGTAACGCACTCCTTGGTATAACATCTGTTATCGTGCAGAAAAAAGAAAGATTGGTGAAGTCCGAAGTAGACACAGCCAACGCTGATGCACTTGCTAACAGACGTTCAAGAACGATGGCCAGAGATTACGCTAGTGAGCAGATTAAGGAAAGATTTGGACTTGACGTAACATGGATTTTTGACGAGGGCGACGAACCAGACAAGGAAGCTGATGAAGGAAGCCGAGAAGATTTTATCAGCAGTATGAAAGTAGCTAGTTTAGGCACTTCCGTTATAGAGAGGTGATAACATGAGTAGATACACAACAGAAGTCAGATATATTTGCGAATCACTAGCAGGACTTGACAAGTCGGTTGGTTATTCAAATGTTAATGAAGTCATTGAAAAGTCCAGAAACAGAATCTTTCCACCCTTTGAAATATTTGACGAAAGTTATAGGCCTGTACTTGAGACAAAGATTCTTAAACACTTTTACACCAGAGAAATTGGATGTGAAACGTTTGGGCTATGGCAGTTAAGACTTGACGCTAAACTATCCGTTATTATGCCCTATTATAATAAGCTTTATAAAGCGATTAACATTGATATCCCTGTTATTGATAACGTTGATATGAACGTTGAACACAATATTGGCAGGGATGCTGATACAAAAGTTAACGATAACACAGATATAACAGCTAATTCTAGTACAACAACAAACACTACATCTAGTGCAAAGATTAGACACAGTGATACACCACAAGGAAGTTTAGAGGACTTAGAAGCTAATGAGTATATGAGTGATGCAACGCTTAGTGATACAAAACAAGCAGTAAACAGCAATACGAATAGCAATAGCAACAGTAAGAGCAACAGTAACACAAACGCAAAGAGTACAGAAGAGTATGCAGAGCATAGATGGGGAAAAGAGGGCACGATAACTTATATTAGCATGGTGAATGAATACATTGAAAAGATGAAAAACATTGACGCTATGTTAATTCGTGAACTTGAAGATTTATTTATGCAAATATGGGATATATGGGAGTGATTCAATATGAGTTTTAAACCTAGAAATTTTAGGGAATGGTGCAATCATACGATTCCTGTTTTACCACAAGTGTATGGGGATGAATTAAGTTATTATGAGTTGCTGAATAAAGTTATTGAAAAAAGCAATGAACTTGGTAGCACAATTAATGAACTTATTGAATATGTTAATCACTATTTTGATAATTTAGACATTCAAAAAATGATTGATAAAAAGCTTGATGAAATGGCGCAGGATGGCACTTTAGCCAATTTGATTAACAATGTTATTTTTTCGTCGTTAAATAACAGTGTAAATAAAAGGGTTATAAAACATATTACAGCACTAGAAATGATTAATGACACGCACATTGTCACTAACGATGTTGTAATTACTTGTGGTTATTATAAAGTGAATGATAACGGAAATGCTATGTATTACGTATTAGACGTTAATTCTGGTTATAATATCCCTCTTTCTAATGGCCTTTTTGCTTATTTTGTGGGTGATTCAGGCAGACCAGAGCAGTTTGGATGTAAAGGTGATGACAGTGACGATACTATAGGTTTAAAAAACCTTTTGAATACGTGTAAATGTGTTTCATTCACGCCAAACAAAAAATACGGCTTTAGCTCCCTACTCACAATCAAAGGCGACACAACTATTATCGGAAATTTTTCCTGCTTGCATTCTCTTATCATAGACGTTTCAAACGACCCTAACGACGGACTAGTTAAAATTTCTGGTGATAACTGTGTATTCACTAACATCAAATTTGATGGTGGTATGAATAATGCAGGTCAAAAAGTAAATAAACACATATATGATAGACCGTCAACAAATGGTAGAGCTATTCTTGATACAATTTCGGGAAATAAGTACACTAACATTTTAATAGAAAACTGTATTTTTGAAAACGCAACAGCTATGTCAATTCAGCTAAATGATTGTGACAATGTAACAGTGTCAAATTGCCAAATAAGAAATAGTAATAGAGATGCAATCTTTGTCATTGGTGACTCAATAAGTATTGTTGGAAACATTATAGAAGATTGTGAGGATAACTACATAGCAATCGACACTTCATTTATCACACGGGATATTAGTGACATTGTTATAGCTCAAAACACGTTAAAAAAGTCAATGACTAATATAGACCGCTATAATATCTCATTAAGTGTTGGTATTTTTGTAGGTAATTCCAACGGTAGAACAATTACAAAATGCAATATTAATAACAATACTATTGAAAGTAATTATATTGGCGTAAAAGTTGATAATGTAAAAGAATGTAGATTAAATGGTAATGACATAAGAAGTGGCGGGCTTGGTAAAGCTGTAGCGTCTGGTCTGTACGGTCTTTATATTAGAAAAAGTCCTAACGCATATGTCACAGATAATCATATTATTTGTGATATGTATACACTTTACGTTGCAAATGACTGTGACGGTATTGTTATACAATTTTGCGAAATTGTAAATGAGGACGGAAGTTCACTTAATATCATAAAGTCATATTCACAAGATGTAGTTATTAGATATTCTTACTTACAGGGTGTTTTTAATCAGACTGTTTTTGACACAACTAATTTAAGGCTGTTTATGTGTGCGGCAAGTGGCAAAGAATTCACAAAGACGGCCAGTACAAACGTTGTTAAAACTGTTTTAAATTACGGTGATTTTATTAACTAATGTTTCACGTGAAACATAACAAAGGGAGCTTTTTATTAGCTCCCTTATTTTTTTATCCTGCTAATGCCATACATAAAAGCAGTGAATAAATGCACATTATAAAAAACAATGTTAATTCATTGAAAAGTCTTGCACTTATGGCTGATACTATAATCAATGCAAAAAACAAATTAAGTGTATTAGTCATTTACATGGAACCCTCCTCGTACAACAATATGTGTAAGCTGTCATTTTCAATTCTAAGACGAAATACACGCTTGTTTGCAAGTTCTTGATGGCTCATAACTAATTTCTTAAAATCCTGTGCAGTTACAGGAGTTGTGCTTTGAAGTATTGCTAGTTCTTTGCTATACCGTATATTAGCACAAACTATTACTTTTCCTTTATCCAGTGCGACACACAAATCTTTAACTGTCATTATTTCTTTCTCCTTTTCTTCATTCGCCTACATGCTTCACTCACGTATGCCTTATGATTTGAATCGTTATACTCAGTGACAGACGCTTTCATTATTTCATATCTGTATTGAAAGTATTCTTCACATACTGAATGGCAATTTAAACATCTTTCACTACAATCTTTACAGGGTGCTTTCATATTATCACCTCCTGCAATATAACATTATGAACACAATAGTCCACCATATCAGTATTGAACCAGATACGCCAATAATCACAATCATATCTGGTCTTAAAGTGAGTAAATATAGCAGGAATACCAGAAACAGCAACATTAGAACTAAAACGCTGATAATCACAAACTTTTCAAGCAATTTTTTTCACCTACCATTTATAAGAATAATTAACTCCCTGCGAACTTTTTCTATTTTTAAAATAAGGAACTTTTTTAGCTTTTCTAATGTTCCTGCAAACAGTGTACCAGTCAAGCGTAAATTTTTTTAATTCGGCATCACTCATTCCATAAACTATTCTTTGCATTATCTCACCCCGCTTGAACCAAAACCATTTCTGTCATTATCTGTTAAATCTTCAACTTCAATCAGTTCAACTTCTGACTGGTTTCTTACAATTCTAAACTGTGCAATCCTATCACCCCTTGTTATAACTGTATCTTCAACAGCATATGCAGGAAAACACCATTCGTCATTCCGTCCAGAGTATGAGTTATCAATAATTCCCATACTATTTGTCATCAAAATGTGATAATTTATGAATGTTGATGACCTTGGTAATACGTGTGCTTCATATCCTCGTGGTAGTTTCATAGCTACACCTAGCGGTATATTAACATATTCACCTTTTTTAATATGTATTGTTTTACCTGCTTTTAAATCAATCCAATCACCATACGCGTACTTTTCTGGCAGTACTGAATTAAAATACCCGTGATTCTTTGCCAATACTTTAATTTTTTTCATACAATTCACTCCTTAATACGTTAATATATTTTTCTACAAACGCTTTGTAAAATAAATCTGCATCATAATACGTGTATGAATTCATCAATATTTTTAAAGCATTTTCCAACTTATTCATTCTTATTACACGCCTAATTGCAAGTAACGCCTGCTTTGCGTCATAAACTCGAATGTATTCGTTGTAATCTTCATATAGCATGTTGTCAATATCTTTTCTTATTTTAGTATCTGATTTACCGCATTTGATACGTCGATTCGACAAGTAAAACACCTCCATCTATTCTTTTTGGAATTAATTTGCATGGTACATTTAAGCCAATCTTAAAATCGTCAAATGTTCTTATGATAGGCTCATGTGTAACTTGATTAAAAAGAAATCTGTTCACTGGTGTATTTTCTTTGTATTGTTCATACACAGCTTTTCCAGACATAGACAACTCAAACAAGTCTTTACAACGCTGTGGCATACCTGCACACTTAATGTTATTGTACGGTTCTTCTATCTTCTGTAAATCTTCATGCGTAACGTGTTCAATGTATGTTTTCTGTCTTGCAAAAATAGCCCTATCCCAACAGGATTCAAGTTTCCATGCACAGAAATCAGTTTCATGCACTTTAATTCCTGTAATCTGTTCTGGTGGTAAGTCACAGTGTATGCTATCTGTATCAGCATATATAAAACCATGTTCTTCAACGCCATAATAGTTTGCTTGAGCGGCTCTGATGGTAAAGTTTCTGGCGTAGCTTGTGATAGCTGAACCAACAGGGATATAACCTGCTTCTTTATCTTTCGCTGTAATGTTAATGAATCCTATTGAGTTATCATCCTTAACATACGCTAGTTTGAATGATGAGTCAGTGGATGAAGCCATCTTACCGTACAAGTTATTTAAAAACAACTTAGCAAGTGTACGTCTAGCACCTTTGCTAGTCATTTTTATTTTTGCGTATTTATCGATGTATTCATCGAATATACCAACTTCTGAATAAAAGTAACACCCGTCAAGAATCTTAAAGTCAACAAGCTCATAATGGTCAAGAATAAGGAAGTAATCAGTCATTGTCAATGTAAGTTCTACTCTTGTATCACAGGTATTTCCGTCAATGTCTATGTACTTGTCATAATACTTGCCTGTAGCTTTGTCAAACACGTCAGACGTCTGTAAAGACTCTGTGCCCTTGTATAGCATATTTCCTTTTATCTGAATGAATGGCAACTTACCTTTTTTCAAATAAAATTTTGTTCTTATTCTGATAAAGAAATACATATTGTTTTGCAATGCTCTGTCTGGAATAAAGTTACCAGACCAGAACACTGGTTTTCCAACAGGATATCTATTGCCAGACATAGAGTGCATCATAGATGGATACAAAGAATTTACGTCTGCTGTAGTTCCGTTTGTGTATATCTTGTTTTCTTTTCCTTTTACAAGATAACACCAACCTCCTTTATACGACTTTCTTATGTAAGCGTCAACGTTTGACTTGCCGTATATCTCAGAATCTAGTTCTAATTGTGTAAGGTCTGGGAATCTTCTTTTCCAATCATATTCACCAACTATTTGTTTATATTCAGCTAGACAACAACTCCCTATTGTGAGTCTATTGTGACCTTCTTGAAAAACAATCTCTAATGCTTCTTTAACAACAAGAACATCATTAGCTATGTACTTTTTTTCCTCTGGTTTAATCTCACAACCTGCATAACGAAAACCTGTATATTCCATATCTAGCTTCTGGTGTTTGGTTTTAAAGGCTTTACCTATTTCTTTAACGGAGAACGGCAGTAGCTTCAGTGAATCACGAAATTCTATAATCTTATCATTTATCTTGACTTTGATGCTGTACCATTGTCCCATTTCAGAAATAGTATACTTGAACGTGTTGTTATACATTTCTTTATCGTGTTTCCATTCACACGAATTAATACCATCACCTGTATACGCTTGCTTTAGATGTAATTTATTCAGAAAAAAAGGTATCCAAAAGTTACCATCAAATTTTAAGTTATGATAGTAAACTATCAGATTAGATTTTAAACTGCTTAAATATTCCCATGTTTGATCTATTGAATGTAATATAAAAACATCTTCCGAGAACATTTCTACAATGGCAGATGCCCAAACTTCTGTATTTTTCTGACCCTCATAGACTGTCGTTTCAAAGTCCCCGACCAGATACTTTACTTTTTTAGGCCTTGCCATACTATCACCACCCGTTTTCTGTCTCATTCATTGATTCAGCCTGCACCTTTTCTTCAAACGTCAACGGAGAACCATTGATTATTTGAAGTAGTTCGTCTGTGGCTTGGTTTATAACTGCAACTGATGAACCCCACAAAACAGCTGAAACTATAACGTCTATGTCATTCACTGTTCTTGAAGCTTCGACTAACCTCCTGCCGACCTCTGATGCACCGATGTCATTAATCATACTTAACAGAAAAGATTGCATACTTCTTGAATAGTATATTGCTTCTTTTCTCCTGCTTCTGTTCAAATAAACAGATTTGCTTAATGAAAATGTGAAGTCTGACGTCACTTTTTGATATTCTGCTTCTCTTCTTTTGCGTTCCTGTTCTATCTCTTCATCTGAATGATTCTCTAGTCCATAGAAAAAATCTTCCTCTTCTGGCGTGAACAAATACCTCGATAGAAATTCGTCATTGAAGTTACTGAACGCTATATTCTCTTCATGAGGCAAATTTGCTTCTAATTTGAGAACTTCAATATCAATCTTTTTTAGCCTATTAACATAGTTCCGAAGATATTTTCCTGTAAAACCTTTTGCCTTAATCTGGCGTAAGGTTGGTATGTCTATCGGAATATACTGGACACCCTGTTTTTTGAGCTTACGTTCAAGCCGCTTTATACGATTACGCTCTCGCTCATAGGCTGTTAGCTTTTTAGCCATATTGTACACCCCTCCCCTTATGTTTCACGTGAAACATTAAAAGTAAGAATGACGCTCACTGTATATCGTGAGCGCCTATACTTATTTAATTTACTTCGTTGCTTTATAAGCTGTCAATATCCAGAACGCAATCAACGTACTTGCGACCTGCTTTTGACTGACCAGAGATTTTTTTGACAGGAAAAGGAAACTGCATAATAGCTTCAATGTCTTTGATAGAACGCTTGAATGTTACAGACTGTGTGCTGTAAACAGCTTTATCCGTGGTAATGATTGACATCAATTCTGCTACAGTGCCATCTTCCTTTTCGTCAACAAATTCCAGATAACCTGCAACGTTGATAACATCTCCATCCTGTAATGTCTTAACAGTTTTAATTGTCGGGGCTACTGTTAAAAGATATTTTTCAACTGGTGTGAATTCTTTAGTTTCGTTTTTAATTGTAATCATGCTTTTATTTCCTTTCTTTGATTGTGCTGTATTGTGTATCGACATAAAACAAATTCAGTTAACAAGTTACATTATTCTTCCAACTTAGCTTTCGTTCTTGGTGAGAGAATTTCAGCCAGCTCCAGAAACTTCTCTTCTGGCATACCGTACAGTTCTTCCTGTACTGTTACTTCGATTACTTTCAGAGGTCGTACCTCTGTATACCCTTTTGTGATTGCTTTCAGCGCATCATCTGCTGAAAGTTCACCTGACAGCTTGTATTCAAGTGTCTGAATCTCGTCTTTCTCAATGTTGTAAACTGTCGCTTTAGCTTTTGTACTCGTAATGGTGCGAGTAACCATTCTCTTTCTTGCCATTTTAACGGCCTCCTTTTATGTGTGTTTTTTCGCTTAACGCCCGTCGGCGAATTGACAGGATGGGAGTCGAACCCATCGGTAGTTCCGCAATCCGAGCCTGTCAACCTTTCTTATATGTAGAAAGGAGGAAATGTAAAGAGGTTGTCAGTTATCTTTACATTATTTATTATATCACTGATGACTGAAATTGTCAACAGATTTTTTCAAGAATTTTTTATTTATTTTGCACGATAGTTAGATATAACTAACTTCGCACACATTCAGCTAGCGAACGAATGTTCTAGTAAGTTCCACACTCAAAACCAACGTAACAACCTGTAAAAGCATCGATAAATTGCCACTGCTTAGAAAATATTCTAATGTAAGGGAGTCCGCCAATTTGACGAACATCGTCTTGTAAATATATATTTAATTCATCACACCCTACTATTTTGAGTGGGCGCGAAAAATTAATACACATTTCTCCACACTTTGCACCTTTAACATACACTATTCATCATCTTCCTTCCCATATAGCAACTGAGCTATTAGCTCAGCTACTATTAGTATTGCTATTGCAAGGCCTGCTATTGACAGGCCTGCAAAAATCATTCTGCCACCTCTCTATATGTTATTTCATAGCAATATTTAAACATGTTCCGAAACTTTGCTATGTGCTTCGCACTCGTTGATGTATAGCCATACACTAATCTTAAAATGTCAACTAATACACCGTCAGCGTCAATATAAGCAACCAACGTATTATAACTTACCAAAAAGATGTACTGACCCCAGCATATATAACCGCACTTGCAATAATCAATTCGTGTTACTACAACATCCTTTGGGACTTTATCCCAAACTTCCTTTACTTGAGCCCAATTACTCATAACCTCACGGTTTACTTTAATTTGCATTTCTTTCTTTGTCATGCTTATTCCTCCTTTTTTCTTACAATGGTCATTATTGGCCAAGTGCCACCCACAGGAATCGAACCTGCGGTACACCGTGTGGCTAATTAAATAGGTAGCAACGACCGTAATATTTGCCATTCTGCCTTACTTCAATGAATGACCCTTTATCATTACTTCTTAGTTTCGTCATTTGTCGCTCTCCATTAAAAGAGTAACTTACAATATCACACATTACCGTCTTCTTACGAGAGTAAACATCTATCACATAGCCTTTAGTAGTTTTGTATAAATTGCTGGTCATTAATAATCACCCTTTCCTAAATTACATTCGTCACGTCTAGCACAAATGTAAATATGCATTGCCGTATAACAATCAACGTCAATTACACCCGATAACATCAATCCACTAGCGATACCGAATCCTAATCCAACATAAAAATTCAAATCATCACTATTCTGTGCATTTTTAATATTCTCACCTGTTTCATAAAATTTTTTAGCTAATACATCGTTTAATTTCTTCATTTTTGTTTCCTCCTTTATCTCTCTTTCTGATTATATTATATCACATAGTACGTAAAATACAAGACGTAATTTTGCACAAAAATAGTACGTAGTTTACACTTATGCTTGTACAACATGACACACTATCATTCTTGTGATTTTGCATAAAAATATGCCTAACTAGCGCTAGCCTTTTGGGGGAAATGACGGACGAAGTTGAAATGAAATACCACTAGATCGGAAGAGC